TAGAAACACCAGTAATGTATTTCCTGATTTACCTGAAGGTTCTTGGGTTGCAACTTTCTATGTTGAGAATGATGACGTATGGGATAAAGTTAAAAACTCTGAATACAATGGGTTTTCTTTAGAAGGCTATTTCATTGAGAAATATGAAGACGATATGATTGAAAAAATCGCAAAACAAATTGAGGATGTTGTTAATAGTAATGACAAGGATTCAATGAAAGAAGATAAAATTAAAAAACTTTTAAATATTAAATAATGAACAAATTTTTAGGTCTATTCATAGCATTTATTTCCCCACTTGCACCATTAGCCTTAATTGTATCTCTTATGGCAATTTTGGATACATTTATTGGTCGTTGGCACGCAAGAAAAAATAATGAGGAAATCACTAGTAGAAAAACAAGAATTGGGTTATGTAGAAAATTAGGTGTATATTTCACCATTTTAATTTTAACCTACTTGGTTGATAGATTTATTATAAATGAAATAATGAGAAATTACATTTGGTTTGATTGGGCGTTTACCAAGTTCTTTGCCTCTGTTTTAATTTGGATTGAATACACAAGTATTGATGAAAAGATAAAATGGGTTAATGGAAAAGGTTTAACGGACAGAGTCATAGAGTTTGCCAAATCACTTAAAAAGATGGTGGGGTATACAAATGACTTAAAACAATAAATTAAATGCATTAAACAAAAATAAACCCTATATAATTAAATTTGATTATGAACACTAAAACAAGCATTATAGCCAAAATCAAAGAACTTTTCGCACAAGAAAAGATGGCTATGGATTACACAGCAGCAACAGGAGAAATTATCCGTTGTTTAGGTGAAGGTTTAGCTGTCGGAGAAAAAGTAGTTCAGGTTCTTCAAGGTGAAGAAGGTGAGTTACCCGATGGAAACTACTTACTTGACAATGGTAAAAGTATTACTGTAGCAGCAGGTGAAGTCAAAGAAATAAACGATTATAAAGCAGAAGAACAAATGGCTGAAGAAATCACTAAAGATGAAATCAAGGACGCTGGAGCAATTGAAGAAAAAATGGAAGGTGTTGTTGAAACTAAATTAGCGGATGGTACTGAAGTTCGTGTTATTGTTGCTGGTGACCAAATCGCTGTAGGTGATAAGGTTGAAGTTAAAGATGCTGAAGGTAACTTTGTTAATGCACCCGAAGGTCGTCATGAAACTGTAGATGGTTTAATCCTTTACGTTGACGCTGAAGGTCTTATCAATGAGATTGAAACAAAGGCTACTGAAGAAATCGCTGAAGATAACAAAGAAGAATTGAAATCTATGTTTGAAGCAGTATCTACTTTAAAAGCAATGGTTGACGAATTGAAGAAATCATTTGAATCAATGAAAAAAGAAAACAAAGAACTTACTGAAAAATTCAAGAAGTTCGCTGCTGAACCATCAGCACAATCAATCACTAAATCCCCAAGCTTATCTAAATCAGCTTCTAAAGTAGATAAGTTAAAGTTTTTTGGTGGTAAATAAAATAAAATAAACTAAAAATTAAAATAACAAAACAATGAGTTTAAATGTCGCAGGATTGACAGCTTACGTAGACCAGGAACGTATGGCGTTAATTAAAAAAATGATTTTGGGTGGTCGTTCCGCTCAATTCTTAACTGTACAACCTGATATCAAATCAGCTGCTTCTATCAACCTTTTATCATCTGATTTGGTTGCTCAAGCAGGCGGTTGTGGTTTTTCTAATTCTGGCGAGACAATCTTGTCTCAAACAACTTTGAATGTATGTCCTTTGAAAGTTAACGAAAGTATCTGCTTGGATACATTAGAGGCTTACTACACTCAATCTTTAATGAACCCAGGTTCATATAACACACAAATTCCATTTGAGCAAATCTATGCTGAAGAGAAAGTTTCTCAAATTTCTGCATTGATGGATGACTTAATTTGGAAAGGTGACACTACATCTACAGGTAATACTGCACTTTGTGATGGTTTCATCACATTAGCTGGTTCAGTTGATTATTCAGGTTCAGTTGTTACAGGTAACATCAGTTCAGCAACTGGTATCACAGCAGCTAACATCATCAGCTTAGTTGATGACATGGTTTCTGTAATTCCAACTAACATCATCGCAATGGATGACCTTTATTTATATATGGGTTATGATACTTACAGATTGTACGCATTAGCATTAAGAAACGCTAACTTGTTCCACTACACAGGTGCTGAAGACCAAGGAGAGCAATTCTCTCAAATGGTACCAGGTACAAACGTAAGAGCAATCGCAGTTCGTGGATTGAACGGTACTAACAAAATGTTCTTATCTTCTAAATCTAACTTATACTTAGGTGTGGATTTATTGAATGACTATGAGAACTTTGAATTATGGTACTCTCTTGACAACCAAGAAGTTAGAATGGCAGCAAAATGGAAAGCTGGTGTAAACGCAGCATTCTGGGATTACGTTGTATTCTTTGAACTTTAATTAACCAATTAACGGGGGGTGAATAACCCCCCTTTATAAAAAAAATAAACAAAAACTAAAAAAAATATAAATTATGGCATTTACATGTAATTTGACCGACGGGTATGTTTTGGGATGTTCAAGTATTGGTGGTGTTGAGAAAGTTTGGATTGGTGAATGGGTTGACATTACTGGTGGATACGCACAAGATTCTTGTGGTACTATCACTGGTATTACAACAACAGGTTTGACTGTATACGAATTTGAACAAGACATTGAGCATGCTGGACTTACTCAAACAGGAAACTACTCAAGAGAAAATGGTACTGTTTTCTATGAGTCAGCATTAAGCATAAAATTAATCGGATTGGACTGTAACGTTAGAAATAGAATGGTTGAATTGGGTCGTGCACCTTTATTCGCTGTTGTTAAATCAAACGCAGGTGATTACTACTATTTAGGTCTTGAGTCAGCTGGACGTGCATCAGCTGGTGACGCTTCTCTTGGTATCGCATTAGGAGATATGAATGGTCTTAACCAAACTATCTCTTGGAAATCTGCTAACGGAGCATTCTTAATTGATGGTACTTTAATCGGTACTGATATCACAGTAGGATAATCACATCCTCTCTCTCTTCCAAATCGTAAAGATTTGCTGTTATATAGACCCCTCTGTAATGGAGGGGTTTTTTTCATTTAAAGATTCTTCCATACCTAATTCGGCATGTAATACACCCATAAAGTTATTATAGTTGTGGGTGCCATAATCTTCTCTTAAGATTTTAGCTACAGCTTTAGCGAAATCAGAGTATGAAGTATCCTCAGGAATTACTTTTCCTAGTTCGCTGGCGAGGCTTTTTTCATTCTGAAGGGTCTCATAATGTTTTGACATACCTTCCATCCACTCCTCGTGTTTTAGTTCCAAATAACGGATAAAATCGGGGTCATTGTACAATTCTTCGTAGTACATTTCAATTTGCTCTTTTTCTGATGCTGGTTTAAAGTTTTCTGTTAGATTACACATAGTTTCAATTTTATATAACAAAGGTACAAAAAATATTTCAATTAATCAAAAATATGATATTTTTCTTTTGCCACCAAATATGCTTTTCTTGCATCCCACTCATTATAAAATCTACCCAATTGAATTACTTTCTTATTAAGTTTAATTCTTGATATCCAAATTTTATCTCTTTTACACCAAGTAATACCTTTAACATTTTGTCTATTGAATTGATTTCTTTGACTATCTGATTTTCTAAGATTGTCAATTCTATTATCATATGTTATGTGATTGATGTGGTCTAACATTTCAAAATCCATATCTTCTTCACCATATGTCATATACCACGCAAAATGATGTGCAAATAAATTAAAATGAGGTTTTTCTTTTTTATAACGAAGGATTATATAACCACCCCTACCTTTTCTGGTAATTTCTTTATTAGTTTTACCATATACAATACCTGATTTGGGGTCATAAGTATAACCCCATTCTTCCATTAATTTACATTTTTCAACAATAGTCATCTACAATAAATATAAGAGAAAAATAAAAAAACCTCAAGATATAAACAAAAAAAACAAAATAATATTTAAGAATGATGATAACAATAGCAAACTATCAAAACACATTAGTCC